ATTGGCGTAATGATCCAAATTCGAGTGATACACCTCGCCGTGTTGCCAAAGCATATGTGAATGACTTATGGGCAGGTCGATATAATGGTACACCTGATATCACTGCATTTCCATCTGACGGATATGATGGTATGGTTTTTGAAGGAGGTATTCCGTTAACATCGATGTGTTCGCACCATCATCAAACCATAATGGGTCGTGTACATGTTGCATATATTCCAGGAGCTGATAGTAAAGTAATAGGTCTTTCCAAATTGAATAGACTAGTAGAGCACTTTGGAAGACGAGGCGCCATTCAAGAGCAATTAACTGTTGCAATTCATAATGCCATAGATACCATTATCAATGACAATAAAGGCGTTGCTGTTATGATAGAAGCTACTCATAACTGTGTACAATGTCGTGGTGTTAAGCATGGCGGTGCATCAATGAAGACATCTAAATTGACAGGTGCATTCAAAGAGAATGATGCTACTCGAGCAGAGTTTTATGAATTTGTAAAAGGTTATAACAACTAAGAATGTATCAAGCAATCGCGTATCATAAGAACACCAATACGGTGCATATCTGGGATGATCATAAAGGTCATATCAAATTAAAATATAAACCTTACGCATATCGTAAATCATCATATGGAAAGTATGTTGCATTAGATGGTACGTTAGTTGATAAGATTTTCGAATTTGACCCTCATGATAAAAATTTATATGAATCTGATATCAATCCAGAAACTCGTACATTAATTGATATGTACAAAGAATCGGATGATTCTTCAATAGGACATAGATTATTAACTATAGATATTGAGGTTGATATAGCTGACGGATTTCCTGTTCCAGAAACAGCAGAGCATGAGATAACATCGATTGCAATTTACGACCATGCCGGTGATAATCGGTATGTATGGATTTTAGATAAGGAAGGCGTTGTTGAGTCAACAACAAAGAACAATGTACAGATCATTAGTTGTAATGACGAGTATACATTGTTATCAAAATTCATGTCGACATATTATGAAGTACAGCCTACTATCATAACTGGATGGAACATTGACTTCTTTGATATTCCATATCTTTATAATCGATTAGTAAAAGTGCTAGGCGAAAGTACTGCCAGAACAATGTCACCTATCAAAGATGTTATCTGGCTGAAACATAGAAACCGCTATCGTATATCAGGCGTATCATGTCTTGACTATATGGCATTGTATAAAAACTTTACATATTCTCAGGAGTCAAGTTATTCATTAGAAGCTATATCTCAAAAAGAATTAGGTAAAGGTAAAATTAAATACGAAGGTTCATTAGATGATTTATTGAAGCGCGATATTCAAGCGTATATCGATTATAACATGAACGACGTCGACCTGGTAGTTGAGCTAGATAAAAAAATGAAACTTATTGATTTGGCTCGTGGCATATGTCATAAAGGTCATGTTCCGTATGAAGACTTTTTATTTGCTACTAGATATTTGGATGGCGCCGCTGTTACATATCTTAACCGCTTGAATCTGGTTGCTCCTAATCGAAAAGAACGAGATTCTGATGAGCCATTGGACTTGCTTGGAGCGTATGTTAAAGCCCCAAATCCGGGCCGTTACAAATGGGTATATGACCTTGACTTAACATCGCTATATCCTAGTATCATTATGACACTTGGAATTTCGCCCGAAACGAAAGTAACTAAATTAAATAACTTTGATGGTCAGAAATATATAAAGAATCATGAGGTTCGATATAGCGATGGCTGGAATGAATGGAAAGACAGTGAAGAACTACGTAGTTATTTAGAATCGAATCAATATTCGATTGCAGCTAATGGAGTCGTGTATGATACAAAGATTGTCGGATTTTTACCATCGATATTAAATAAATGGTTTGATGAACGCGTTGACTATAAGAACCTACGTAAAAAATATGAAAAAGAAGGCGATGAAGCTAAAGCAGAATATTATGATAGGATGCAGTTAGTAACCAAAATTCTTTTGAATTCATTTTATGGTGTACTTGGTAATCCAGGTTTCCGATTCTTTGATCCAGATAATGCAACAGCTATTACATCGACCGGCCAGCAATTAATTAAATTTACTGCTGATATAGGTAATCAGTATTATACAAAAGAACTTGGAGAACAAAAAGACTATTGTATTTATACAGATACCGATTCAACTTTCTTTTCATCGCTTCCAATCATACAAAAGCGATATCCTGGATTCGATGTTAAAGATGAAAAATGGATGGCTGAAAAAACTATTGAAGTTGCATCCGAAGTTCAGAATTTCATTAACAGAGCTTATGATATTTATGCTCAGCGATTTCATAATGTTGCAACTCATAGATTTGATATCAAACAAGAATTTGTAGCCAAAGCTGGTTTATGGATTGCAAAGAAACGGTATGCTCAGTGGCTGATCAATCAGGAAGGTCATACTATTTCAAAACTTGATGTGAAAGGATTAGATGTTGTAAGATCATCTTTCCCAGCAGCATTTCGTAAGTTCATGGCTGAAGTGTTGGAGGATATCTTAAATGATATTTCAAAAGAAGAATTAGATGAAAAGATACTCAACTTCAAAGAGTATATGAAGACGGTTGATATCATTTCAGTAATGTTTCCAATCGGTGTTAAAGATATAAAGAAACATTTATTTAGAGGACGTAAAGCATTTGATGCTCCATTGAAAGGAACGCCGGTCCATGTTAAGTCAGCAGTTAGTTATAATGATTTGTTGCAATATCATAACATCAAAAATATTCGTGAGATCATCGATGGTGAAAAAATAAAATGGACTTATCTTAAACAGAATTCATTTGGATTGCAACAAGTAGCTATCAAAGGTTCTGAAGATCCAGATGTTATTATGAATTTTGTTAAGCAACATATTGATTATGATAAAGTATTCAAATCAGCGTTTGAAAATAAGCTTAATGATTTCTATGGTGCATTGAATTGGGGTAGGGTTCCTGAGAATAATAATTTAGGAAAGTTTTTTGCATTTTAATTAGGACGTTTGAAAAATAGTTATTATATTAAATCAAAATTAAAAATATGTACGGAAAAAGTTATTGGTATGGTAAAGAGGTAGAAGGCAGATTGTCTGATATCGAAACGGTATTTGTAAGAGGAGCAGTACCAGATAATTATACAGAATATCCTCATATCTATTTTACAACTGAATATATTGAAATGTGTTGCGTGCATAACAATTGGAAAGAGATTCATAGTATTTTAGAAACTAAACAGTATGTAACAGTGGAAGCGAATGCTAAAACCTTTGAAAAGATTCCGATGTCTGTATTCAATAGAGCTCATATCATATATCGTATCGCCGATCCTAATGTTACTAAACTTAAAAAGACTGATACATTATCAATTGATGCTGGCTGGTATAGAGTGCATCAGATAATGAAATGCAACCTTATGGAAATTACTCCAGATGATTATAAATTTGATAGGATAGAACAATGAAAAGAAAATTATTTTATTTTGGCCTAGAGCCACTTAAAGCTCGTTATACATATCAGTTATGTAAAGAATGGATGCCAGCTACTTTTGAACCATACAAAGATCGTTTAGAGTTCATTGAAATTGAAGGAGAGTTCGATCCGGACCAAGAAATCAAAGTAGGCGCTGTATTAGATGCTATCGGTCGTGGTAAGTATAGTCTTAGTCAATGTGAAAAGTTTTTGCAAATGATTTATGATGGTACGGTACGCGATGGTGATATTATTTATCTGCAAGATTACTGGACACCTGGTTTAGATGCGATTTGGTATGCATTGGACTTATATAAAATCAACGTTAAAGTATATGCTATGTTACATGCACAATCAGTTGATGAATATGATTTCACATATCCAATGAGCAGTTGGATGCGTCATTATGAATTAGGTTTAGATAAACGAATGACAGGTATATTTGTTGGTTCAACGGTTCATAAAGAACAATTAAGAGCAGCCGGGTTTACATCGCCGATACATGTCGTATCATTACCAATTCATAAACAAGCTACATTAGCAAAATTGCCAATGTATACGCCAGACCGATTTAGTTGTAAACAAAATGTGGTTGTATATTCATCGCGATTTGACAAAGAGAAGAATCCATTTTTTATGCTCAAAGTAGCTAAAGAATTTTTGAAATTGAATCCGACTTGGGAATGGCATGTTACGACATCTGGAAAAGAGTTCCGGTCAATGTTACCTGGTGTTATTGATGCAATGAATACATTGGCATCAGAGGAGCCAAGATTCAAATTATTGAAAGGACTTACAAAAGAAGAATATTATACAGAATTAGCAACTTGCAGGATACAATTCAATACATCATTACAAGATTATGTGTCATGGACTGTCATCGAAGCAACTGCATTTGGTGCTGATATTGTATATCCAAATTTCAGATCATTTCCAGAATTTGTCGATGAGAATCGAATGTATAAAGCATTTGATTGGAGAGATGCAATATTAGTTATGAACAGATCAATATTGTCGCCTCGTAATCATTATGACATTGTAGAAAAATCTGATTTAGGTAGACGTATGGAAGGATATATCATTGCCAATGATTATTCAAATGAGATATGCGTTTGGCATGAGAGTGAATTATGTGAGGCATTATTAGAGACTGAAAAAGTAAATAGCAAACAATTGGAGTTTAATTTCGCATGAAAGATTTAATTTATTATCCTTCGTTATCTGCAGGTGGTTGTGCCGGCGACTTTAAAAATAATAAAGAAGTCAAGCCCGGCCTTACAAGTAGATTTTATTCAAAGGACTTTCCGGAAAGATGGAGACATCCGTATTTCCTTATTACAGCAGGTCACCATTACAAATGGGCGGATGCAAGACAACGTTATGGATTAGAGGATGACGTATTAGTGTTAGGAGATTCTGGAGGATTCCAGTTAGCTACTGGTGCGATCAAATGGGACCCGAAGTTTAAAGAAACTATTTTCAATTGGTTAGAAGCTAATTGTGACCTAGGAGTAAATTTAGATATTCCGCCTCGCGCTAAATACGATGGAAAATTTTATGAATGTTTGGATATTAGTTATGATAACTTCAAATACTTTTCAGAAAATCAAAGTGGTAAATGTAAATTCCTTAATGTGATACAAGGTAACAATGTTGATGAATATGAACATTGGTACAAGCGTGTTAAGGATTTTGATTTCAATGGTTGGTGTATTGGTGGTACTCAAAAACGTATTACAATGTTCTTTGCAGCATTAGCTCCAATGATTCGTAATAGAGAATTTGAAAATCCTCGTAATCAATTTGTACACGTATTAGGAATTTCAAAGATATCTGATTTCTTTATGTTGAGTTTCTTTCAGAAGATGTTGAACAAATATCATGGAGGAAGAATACAGGTATCAACGGATTCATCATCTCCAGGACAGTATCC